GTCCTTAAGTGAGGGTACGTTTAAGTTTTTGAAGTTTTGCTTGGGTAACTTGCTCTTTAACGGCAAGTCTTTCCCAAGTATTGTCTTCGAGGTTAAGTTTAGCACGTTGTTCACGTTTGTATAGTAATTCATCATATTCATAGGGATAGTCAGTTTTATATTTTTTATCATAGAATTTTGGTGGTCTGACTTTTTTGCCACGAACTACAACGTAGTCGTGAGGATACACGTCGGAACGGTATTTTTTGTACCACTCGGCACCAATGCCGGGTTTTAAGGACATTTTGTTATATTCAGATTGCATTTGAATAATTTCGCCTGTGTCCAGGCGCGAGTATTGATAATGTTTGTGAGCTTCTTTACCAGTTTGTTTTTTCATAATGTATCTAGCCACATACGCAGCTGATTCAAAGTTAACATCTCCAATGGAGGAATAACCAAATGGCCAGAGGGTTTCAAGGTCATCGGATCTATATATGAAAGAACCAGAGGAAGTCCTTTTCCATAATTTCTTATCATGAAAGTCGAATCCGAAGATACAGGCGTGGTAGTGAGGTCGGCCGAAGTTTTCGCCATATTCTCCAGCCATGTAATAGCGTATTGTTGAAGTTGGATATCGTTTTCGCATTCTCTTAATAAAGAGTTGGAAGTCTCGATGATGTAGCGATTGATCGCTTGGGAGATGTTGATCGTCATAAGTGAGGGTAATGAAGCAATTGTTTTCGTGCATCTGGGCTTCATGCATACAACGCATAGCCCATTGACGAGATTTTTCGAGCCTGCAGCCAATACATTGGCCACAGGGTATTTGGAGGGAATGACTAACGTCAATCCCTCTATTTTTTACGCTTCTCGTATCCGAGAAGACGAGTTTAGTTTGATTAGCGGCTTTATAAGCCGTAATAGGATGATAACAAGGCATGTGAGGTGCCTGGAGCTTTTTTAGAGTCTCCAGCCCCCACGTTGTGGAGATTTTTGCATATTTGCCGCTTTTGTACGGCTTGATTGCCGACGGAAAGATTTAGCGGATTTGCGTTTATTTGTTGGTCTGCGACGCATCATTTTTTTTGTCCTTGGTTATCGTATTTTTGTGGTTGGTGTCACCTAGCACAGTTACATCAAGTAGGTAACTGTGCTTCCGTGATTTCGACAGGGTCAGAAACCACGGGTTTTGGGTCTACTAGACCCAATTTTTCGGCTTCCGCACGATTGCCTTCATCGGCAAGGAATTGTATTAATTGTTCGGGATCGTTACCGAACCTAGCTCTAGTTTCGGCCGGTAGAGTCATAAAACCGTCCTCAGCCGCAATAACGGCATTAAGAGCAGTTTGGTAGTCTACGACACCAGTAAAGTCGCCATAGCGAGGTGATAGAGGGCTTGTTGGTAGTTGGCCAGTAATATTGAATTGACGAAGGATATTATTAATATCGCATTCGTCTTTAAAATGTTGTTGAGCCAGAGATGGCTCCTCACAAGCCACCCCCGACTCAATCGATGCGACATTTCTGTCATAGTTGTAATTTGTACGTAGAAAAGGTGTTTTCATTTTATTTACCATGGTTTTAGAGCCTTAGCAGCGGAGTTAATAGTTTTTCCAGCATCAGAAGCATATGGTCTTATTTTGCCATAAGCAGTTTTTGCCATGTCTTCATCAGGAGATCGAAGATTGGTAGATTGTTGAACATTGCGAGCGTTAGCACGAGAAAGTAAAGCATTAGCACGGTTAACGATAGATTGAGTAGAAGCCTGTTCAGTCTGTTCACGTAATAGAAGTTCGGTTGCCACCTCATTCTTGAATTTTTGAGATATGTTGGGCATTGCGAGGATGATTGATGCAGTCTCTGCATCAGTCTTTTTTGCCTGTTGTTCATTGAGTGTAGTACGAGCTACAGATTCTGTAGCATTAGTATCCTTTAAGTTTGTATCGGCAGCAAGTGCCGAATATTGAGCATAAGAGCTAACAGCAGAGGATATTGGACTTTTAAAGTTAGCAGTGGACACCTGCCCCATAGCACCAGATGGGGTACCCGCTCCACCTTGAGAAGCTGCAAGCATTGGGTTTAACCCAGCTTTTTTCATATCAGCCATAGCAGTTTGATATTGGGTTTCCCGCATACGCTCTTGAAAATCCATTTGTTTTTGAGCTTGTTCAGCAGAAGCGGCGTTGGCCGCTTGAGCTATATCCCAATTTTTTTGGTTAGTTTGCTGTTGCCCGATAAATCCAAGAACAGAACCAGCAATACCGCCTAAATCGAATCCCATAATTAGAAATGATCGATTAAACCGGGTACAGAATACATAGGCATTGGACGTGTCTTTCTAACGTTAAAGAAAGAATCAAAGATAAATTGTTGTCCATTAGCTTCAGCTCCTACAGCAAGCGTACGCTCTACAGGTGGGTTTTCTGTAATAAACGTATTGTTTAAAGTAGGTAAAGTTGTAAAGTTCTGAGCAAGATGCCAAGCATCTATAGTTCCGGAAGCAGTACTGCGGAAAAGAGAACTAATACGAGAAGGATAATAACGATATTCTGCCCAACGTTCTTGATATCCGAATACACCGTTGTCTTGTGTTGTATCACCGGTAACATAAATTTCCTTATTGAGGACGGCTTGTTCGCCTAAGGTTGCAAAAGCTGGGAAGTAAAAGTCGTATCGTGTTGAACGACTCCACATTTTGGCAAGACCTTGTTGATAAGTAAGGTCTGCACGAATATTAACTAAGCCAAGAATTACACCATGCTCAGTAAATGATTGAGTAAATCCATGATTATGAGCCAAGGCAGTACCCATAGCAGCAAGGTTACCCATAGGGGTAGTACTTCCAGTAACGCCAGTAGCTGACGTTTGAGCGATTGGATTAATGTTAATCGGAGTTGAGCCTCCTCCGATATATTCCGGACGCTGTAAGCGAGCATCTGGAGAGATAACTCCAAAATGAGCACGGATAATTTCAGTATAGCGAGTACCGCCTCGAGCGTCTCGTTCCAATAATTTTTGAATTTGGAAGGATTGACGGAGTTGATTAATTGTTGCGGCAGTTGCCGTAGATAAGTCAGCATATAATCCACTTACTCCTGAAGTAACAACGCCAACATCCATAATATCGGCGAAAGAACCGGTATTATGAGAACCGGGAAGAGTCTGATTGTAAGCAGCAGTACCGGCACGTAAACCAGCTCCAGTTCCTTCAGTAGCAACAAGACCTAATTGAGTTAAACCAGTATTACCAGTAGTTAAACCTAATGACTTTCCAGTTCCATATACTGGAGCAGTAGTTCCTAAAGGTAAAGATACAGAAGCACCTTTTTGTGGCCAAGGTAATGCTGATGTGAAATAGTCTTTACGTTTTCCACGTTTTAATAAAGTATAGTTTGCGACTGTATCAGGTCCATCGCCTGTGTCTACAACAACAGAATTTTGTAAGTTTTCATCACGGAACCATTCGTTCCAGATAAGGTTATAAGCACGAGGCCAGAAAGCGCAATGAGATACAGTACGGCCAGTTTCAACTTGGCCAACTGTAGGCAAGCCCATATAGTCTTGCAAAGATCCGATAGCATAGCCATCGGTTGGTGACACCTGTTGAGGAATTACATAACTGATAGAACTATCAGGGTTTGCTTGTTGTCCCATAAATTTTTGCCAATTTGACCAAATTAGGCGATTGGGAACAAAGAAGAAGAATGAATCCATAACCATGTTGTCCATAATTGGAAACAATGGTGTTGATAGACGTGCGAACGCAGTCATATTTAGTTTGAATGTATCTCCGGGTAATACTTCGTCCACATATACAGGGACTAAGCTACCAGCATCGAAAGTTGTTTTATGAGTAGATTGGCAGTCGAATGAGCTGCGCGGTATATCTGCCTTTGGGATCATCGTAAATTGATGAACATTTACCGATTTATTGCGATGCATAGTGTTATAAGCTCCGGAGTTAGTTCCGGGAGAAATGTATCCATTTCTCCTCGGTTGTTTTTATATTACTTGATAATTAAGTCTTGTGCCCTAGAGATAACCCTAGGGACACCGCCGTCGGCTGGTAGAAAAGTACCGGTTTGATCGCAGAATGTGCCCATATCATAGAGATCGTAGTCTTCTGGGTGTGAGTTCATTTCAGATTCATTTCTGTTTACTTCGTCAGTGAAGGATCTGATTGCAGCACCTATTGTTGGTACATAGAATGGGCGGTTATATGCGTCTACAGCACGGTCTTTTACAGCGACGATTGTGAGAATAGTCATTTTAAGTCCTTAAGTGAGGGTACGTTTAAGTTTTTGAAGTTTTGCTTGGGTAACTTGCTCTTTAACGGCAAGTCTTTCCCAAGTATTGTCTTCGAGGTTAAGTTTAGCACGTTGTTCACGTTTGTA